TGACTAAACCCAATAATACGGCGACCACCGCCACTGGCGCTACTGGCAGCTGACTTAGCAAACACTGCTACCACGCCAGCAAAATTATCTGCTCCTGTGAATGTAACGCTAGTTCCAAGAGAGCCGATTGTACTTGTTACGTTATTGCCGGAAAGACCGCAGCCACCAGTCGTAAGCTTAGTCCACGACCCAACCGTGCCCGCCAATGCGCTCAGTACGTTTTCCAGTCCACTACTAGAGCCGTATGCTGTTATCGCCACTTCATTCGCAGCTACTGTTATTCCAGTCGGACCTACCGTGCCCGGCGTTCCAATGCCAGCCGCCGCGAAATTACTAGCTGTCCTGTCTACGAAAAAATTGGCACTAGCGCCTCCACCATACTCAGACAGATTACAGTCCAGTGTAAACCCAGTCGAGCCAACCTGCGTTACAGTTACGGTTGTAGAACCACCATTGGCAATATTTTCGTACCAAATTTCAGGATCAGCGTTGTACGGTGCAACACCAGACTTGTCAAGATTTATGGCCCTAACCCAGGCGTTGCGCTGGTTGTCTGTTACGGTACCTATTGTCGTCGTACCAGCGGAAGTCGCCCATGAGCTATTGCACGATAGCACTAGCAAGTCACCAGCTACTACCGTAATGACAGGCATAGGCGTAGTCGCGCCTACAGTACCGCTGCAGTTGTTGCTAGTTTGCTGCTTGAATACAACCTGAGCCTGCACTGGGACAGCAAGCAGTAGCAGTATCAAGATAGCCAATTTCATGGTATCTCGAATGTATCGACTGGAGCTGATCCGCTAACAGCTGCGCAATCCCACTCGGCGCTAACCCACGGTATAACATTAATGCTTGCACCACCGCTAGCGTTCGGAGCTGACAAGTCCCAGCAGCTGCCAGCTGGTACTTGGAAGCCTACTGTACTGGTAGGCACAGGCGACGCCACGCCACACGCTGTTGGTGCTGGACCGTACGTGCAGCGTACCGCGGCTTCTGGACAAATTAATGCCGCTGCCCGGCCTGATTTACAGGCAAGTACGCGTGTAGACGCCGCCACCGATACTGGTGCACCGGCTGCACCTTGTGAGTTTATAGCTGCTGCGCTGGCGATTCCGGGCAAGGTTAGCAGCGCTAGACTAAGCGCTAACTTCCATAAACGCACTGGCCGTTCCTCCTGCGATTGCGCCGTCTGTACGTGCACGTACCCAGTCGATAGGACGTTCGACCGCTATCTCAGTACCCACTGGTCCACTCCCCAATGGAAACCAAGTGATGCCACTGTCTGGCGAATGCTCAAAGATAACGTTTCCCGCTGTGAACGTTCCAGCAACCAGGAGTCTAAGGCTCGCCAAGTTACGACCGCAGCTGTGGCAATCGACGTAGCCACCGGCTGGCGGGCCAGGATAACTGGTGTACGGACCGGCTGGCGTTATAGCATTGGCGCCTACAGCCGACAATAGCGCGATAGCCATAACGCCTCCTAATGCAGATTATAATTCACCTTTAGGTAGACGCCAATCAACTGCAAGACCGACGTACCTGGATCAACCGCGACAAGCTCCAGGAAATCCTCGGTGCCTGCGTCATTGACGCCCAGGATATACGGCGTAGCAAAGACAATCGTGGACAGGTAATCGTTAGCGCGGAATGTATTAGGCAAGACAGTCGCCACCGACCCGTTAATAGTCAACGCTCCGCCAGGATTCGTGGTAACAACCGGAGTATTGTTATCGCGCTGTTGCCTACGATAGAAGTTCGGCGTTAGCGATGTCAAACTAGCAGTGCCAATATTGTAGGCAACGTCCACTTCGGAAAGCTGCATGCCACGCCAGGCATGACCAATTCCAAACGGGTAAGTGCCGGGCGAGTATAACCCACTACCTGGCGCAGGTGTAGGGTTCTGGGGCGTATTGCTAGGCACAATCCCATTATTGAATCCACTCGCCATTGGGTCAGCTCCCCACTTGGAGAACATATTTTCAGTGAGTGGAATCCACATCTGGTGAGTAGCTGCAGCGGCTGTACGCTGCATGACGTAGTTACCAGCCGCTTTTCTTGTAGGCACGAGCGTAGCGTTAGCGGATATAAAATTCGTGCCGGGAATGTATATTACACCGTCGAATTCACCTATGGCAGTCCGCAGCGGACCTAGAACTTCGGTCTGCGGACCGGACATTAGGTTCGGACTAGGAACCATGACATTTTCCTCCTTTGGCTATTCAAGCTAACCTTGCCCCGAATCGCGATCAGGGAGGAAACGTTGCAATCGTCCCAATAAAATCGGACCATCCGTACGAGAACGCGAGAGCCGCCTGTACCCAGTTCATCCGCTGTTCTTCGCGCTCGTATTCGAGAACATTGAACTTTTCACGGATGAAGACCTTGATTTTGATGTTGCGCTTGTCAGCGAACATAAACCAAGGTTTGGGCTGCAACAGATAGTCATAGACGACGACTTCAGTGGTATGTTGGACTACGTTGTCAGCTCTGTTGGCGGTGTCGGGCCGTGTACTGGACTTGATTATTTCTTTGGCGTCCCATTCAGTTTCAGGCGGTACTACTAGCTTCGCCGCGTTGAGCTGAATGCGGCGAACGCCAGTCTGGTCGAAGAACCTTCTGAACATCGTGAGCATGGCCCTATAGCTCACGACTGACAACGTAGCGGGCGTGGCCAAGATATTGGACTGGGTTCGGCCCGAACCACCACGAATCATTGGGTGAGAAGCGGAGAACAGCGGCACGTTATCAAAACCATTGGTGACGTTGCCGCTGTTCAGTATATCAGCGATGAGTATTTCCTGGGTTTGGCGAGCGCTATAGCCCATGTCGGCGGAGCGCTCATTCCACATGTTGATCTTGCCATCACGGATAAACTGGTGCGAAAAGCCAATTCGCTTACCGTAGTCCAGGTGAGTATAGCGAATCGACAGACCACGATAGAACTGGTCCTCTTCGACGAAAGCCGATTCCGGCTGTAACGTAAACAACCCGACACCCGCTGCGGACAGGTCTTCCTCGAATGCCGAGTCAGAACCCATCTCGTTGAAAATACCGGGATATTCCAGCGGCTTTTCCTGGTAGCCCCTAAATAGGAACTCCCGAATGCCGGGGAACATCGTGCGTTGGAAATGCGAACGTAGCGATGGCACTTAGTAGTACCTCCTTTATAAACTTCCGGGCCAGGTTAGGCCAAATAGGTTTGCGCTAGCGCAACGGCGACGCGAGCGTTGGCGCCAGTAGCGTTGTCAGCCGGCGACTGCAGTATTTTCATAAGCCTAAATTGCGTCCCGGCACCGCCACCGACGTTGAGTTTCTGGCGGGACTGGGCGAACAGGGCGTCAGGTGCGGCATCGAGTAGATTAAATAGGCCACCGACGTTCGACTGAGCGGCTGTATCGGCCCATACCTCGAACATAACGTTCGGGTCTTCACAGCCGATAAGCGAACAAGCCGTCGCAGCAGTCGCATAGTCGATAGAAATCGGACCCTGGCCATTCATCACGGTTGCGATAGCTTGTAGCTCGAAGCCTGTGCAGATACCGCGGACCGTGCCGTCAGCTCCCGAATGATAGGCGTTACCGTTGGCATCTACGGCGTAGGCGTCGCCAATGGCAATATCAGCCGACGCTGCGGCTCCGATAGCTGTACGCGATGCCGGGACGGGCCGGACAATCGCCAAGTACTGTTGATTAACATTGAGTAGCCGAAACCCCATAGGCGCGGCTACGTTTGCAAGAGGCATATCATTACTCCTTTTGAGACTTAATATCCCGAATACGAGAAGCGGTAATACTGGCCTCGCGCCAGTCCTCGACGCGATTGCCAGTCTCACGCTCCTCGAACTCGACTTTATCGGCTGTTTTGAGAATGGGTGTAATGGCATCACGGGCCGTCTGCTGCCGTTCCTTGTCAATTGCGTCGTAGACGGCCTGTGGAGCTTCCATTAATACCAGGTCATGTATACGGTGCGGCACGTCGCCAGCGTCTAGGCCGTATTCAGGCGGTAGGCCCTCTACTGTAGCGAACCCAGCGTCTTTGCGACTTACAGGACGAAAGCCCCGCGAGATGGCCAGCGGCACGTAGTCTACTTTCTCAAAATAACGATAATAGCCTTCGCGAGGCTTTGGGACTACCAGTGGGTCGTTATCAGGAATGTTGATGGCCCCAGCAGCAACTGTGTGCTGCCCTCCGTTAGCGTCGATGTGAATGCCGGGAGCTTGGTAGTCCTCGACAATAACAGCGTCGCCAAAATCTTTGTCAGCGTTGCTAGGCATTTTATAAGCCTGTACCGTAATGGCTGTTCTCTTTGACAGATTCGAGCCAGTTATAGACGAAGCGTTCTTCGGTCATGTCCCAACGCTTGCAGTTGCGTTTGGCAATCGCTGCCTCGTCAGAAGTTAGCTTGCCCTGGCTGACCAGATCATCGATAGATTTCGGTGCGGTAGGCTCGGCACCTGATGGAGCACCGACACTTGACCGCGAGGCGCGCGGAAACTGTACAATGTTCCGGGCAGCGTTAGCATTAGCGGGCTGTGGCGTACTCGCCACTTTGCCCTCGGCTCGCATGCGGCGTTCGGCTCGCAGCGCGGCCTGTTCGAGCATTCCGGGCCTAAACACTCGCGGGTCGGGCATTCGCTTTCCATTAACAATCGTGGTAGGACAAAGCCTTAATAGCTCTTCTTCGCCATAGGTATCAAATAACTGGCGCTCCGGCGACTGCTCGTCCCATTGTGTAGCTACTTCAAGAGCCGCACGCTGGTCATCCGCGATAGCCCTCGCCATTGTATCACGGGCCTGGCCTTCGTTACGGACTCCCTGGACAGCGCCGCTGACCTTGCTATCGACTTCCGGCGAGATATGTCGGCGTACCAGGTCAAGTATCGTACCAGCAGGGTCGGCGTTCATGGCCTCGATGAAACGGTCCTTGTCAGGTAGTGTCGGTGCGGCTGGTTCGGCTGGTGCGGCGGGTGTAGCTGGTTGCCTATCACGCAGCATGCCCTGCATTATAACATTCGTGGATTGCAAGTCTGCGATGCGATCCCGGTAAGGTTGCAACGCCTGTTCAATCATGGCGTTGACGCGATCCTCGCCAAGCGGAGTAGGAGGCGATGCAGGGACAGGCTCGCCAGTCGCGGAGGGATTGGGTGTGCTGCCACTACCGGCGTCGCCTTGCCCGGCACCGCCTCCTGTACCGCTAGGTTCGTCAATCGAACAGTAATAGTTGCATAGGAAATCTTTTATCAAGTCCATCTGTTATAGCTCCGCCGCGAGCGTTGTCGGTCGGCAACGCTTAGTCTTGGGGGTGTCTGTTGCCGCAAACAGAACACACTTTAAATTCGTGACGAGCCTGCGGCCCGAACTGCTCGTTAGGGTTAGCAGCGCCAGCTCTGTGCTTATGCTTCTTGCCTTTGGGATAGCTTAGGGCTATGGCAATGGCCTGTTTGCGCGATTTAACTTTCTTGCCACTACTGCTGCGGAGCGTTCCTTCCTTGAATTTATGGAATATTTCCTCGCGAGGCACTAGAGTCTCTCCTTATTAGAGAACAGCACATCTGGCATCGCCGCTATATAGTCAACGGCGTCTAGCTTCCCGCGTATATTCTCTACTTCGGCCAGTTGGACAGAACGCAGGTCATCCATAAGCGCCAGTCTATAGCGGTGTAGCTCCCGCTCTATCAATTGCCAGACGTGGCTGTCCTTAAATTCGTGAATGTCCATTTTTAGCTAGTAGCCCTGGCCCGGCATCGCCCCCTGCATAGGACCGCCTATAGCCGGTACCGGGCCGGGTGTGCTTGCTGCCGGATTCCCGGTCCCCTCAGCAGCAGTACCCGGCCCAGCCCCAGCACCTGGCTCCCCGCTACCCACCTTCCCTGGGTTAATCCCTTTCTCCGCCATCGCAGCCTGTGCCTGCATCGCTTGCGCCGCTTGGATTTGGCGAATCGCCTGTGCGACCATTTGCATTTTTACGGTCGCCTGAATGTGTTGTCCAAGCTGGAACTGAGCTTCTGGCGACAGCTTACTCGCAACCTCAGGATCGCTCGCCAGCTTAGAGTGAACTTGCAGGTGCTCTTGGAAATTCTCGCTCAACGTCGGGCCTATAACGGGAGCGCCAAGAGCAAACTGCTTGTTCTCAATGTCAGGCGGGTCTGACCGTGGAGGCATATCAGGTTTGTGGAACGGAACGTCCGTGTAGCCAAATTCGTGCATCATCTTGCGGAGAGCACAGTATATGGTGTCCGGACCGACTACTCCTAGCTGGATAAATATTTGGTTCATCAAGATCTGTAGCATATCAAGGGCAATTTTTTGCTGCAGGTCTTTGTTGGCATTGTCGAGAGAAGCTGATAGTCGTAGCACTATCCGGCCCTGCAAACGGTCTATATCGAATTCTTTGTTGAGCTGCAAGCCGTCTTCTCCGGCAATCTGATAAATCCTACGACGCGGCCCGAATTGCTGATATAGACCAAGTATTCTGTAGACAAGTTCGTGGAAGGATTCGAGCATGTAGTCAACGATAGCTTCCGTCCGCAGATCGACGGCACTAGCTGTACCGACAAATTCGCTGGCACTTGCACGTTTATTGATAAACTGACCCATCGCCGGTTCGCTAAGTCCAGCTTGTTCGCCAGCGTACTTACGGACCAGAGCTTCTTCTTGGAATGACCAAATGGGCTGCCAGTTGCTTTGTGGCATGACGACCGACGCTGGGTCCGCGACTGGTTTGAATTCGCCGGGTTGGACATGCAGTACTTCCTTATTAAACCCGGCCATTGGTTTATAGAATCCCCACGGTACGTTAGTCAGAATACCGGCATCGTTTCGCTGATTAAATATCCCGTCCTCGGTAGCTTGCATGTGCCGTAGCCACTCAGCCAGCCCAATATCAAGCAAACGATTGGGTTCGTGTATATAGCCAAAATGTACCGGGCTACGTTTGCCGTCTTTGTTTAGGTCTTCTAGACGGGCGATTTTAATAATACGCCAGCTACGGACGCTCACCCACACCGCGTACTGGTGTTTCGGTTCCAGATAACGGCTTTCGTCGTTTTCGCCCTTATCTGTCAGGCGCCACCAGCCTTCCCACTTGTAGACCTCAATCCATTTCCTGGACGGGGTATAACCAGCCGAGTCACGTTGGTCTGTCCCACGTTCTTGATCTTGCAGAACCGTCTCTTCCTGGGCGATAAATTCTGGAATCTTAACTTGTGCAGTCTGGCAAATACGCAGGTTCTCGTCCTTCCCAAGATCGCGGTAGTACTGGTCGAGAATCCCTTGCCGGTAATCTTCCACAGATAGCCATATTCTGTTTCCCCAGAAGGGTACTTCTTCAACAGTACCACCTGTAGGAATAACCACGTAGTCTTCGATATTGGGAACCCATACCTGTGCTCCATCGAAGACCACTTCGTGCCGCGTGATTTCAGCAACAAGTTCCGGTGTTTCATCGACCATCCGTGCGCAGAATACAACCTTGCCCGGCTTCCTTAGCCTGTCTATCGTCTTGTACGAACCGTAATTGGGTGATTCCGTGACGGTCGTACCAGGTTCGCTTTCGACAATTGACTGGAGGGCTGCTTCGACCTGTTCCCGTGGGTCGGCGTCGGCCCGGAGCGCGAATCGCTTAAAACTGCGCATTTCGCCTGTTCGGTGTTCCCAGTAAGCTTCCGGGAAAGAATTGCCATATACCAGCGCCCCGTGAAAGACATCACGCATTGCGGATTTGAGTTTGACAATCTGCCGTAGCTCCCAATCAAACCATCCATTAAATTCCTCTACCTCTTCGGGCTTCAATATTTGATCTAAGCTGCTGAAATGAGCGATGTAACGGCCACTGAAAAATGCCTTCATGAAACGGGACTGCATTTGTTCCTTGAAGGTACTGGTCAACGGGACGCGAACGTTCGAGCAGTCTTCAAAGGGAAAGTCTTTGGTATCGTCTGTAGCGCCTCGCCAGTTCTCGTTCATCTCTATCATGTTCCGGCGGTAGCGCTCCATTTGAGGGAAGGCATCTTCGAAATCGCGTCGGATGTGACGTATCAGCTCGTCTTCTACCTCGCGCGATACTTTGATATTGTAGAGTCGTTCGCCTCGTTCTAGGAGGGCATCGACGAAAGCCTGGGCGTCGTTGGCTGTAATGGAAGTCGGGCCGGGTCCGCCGCTAGGCGCACTGGCCCCTGGCCCCTGGCCGTTGTTCCCAAAGGCCCCGCTCCCCACACCGTTTGTATAGCCGCCTGCCATTACTGACCAAACAGACTCATTAAATTCTTGTGAGCTAGCATCAACTTAAACATATTCATCATGCCAGGATCGCCCTGGTCTTGTTTGCCAGGATCAGGTATAAACGGAGCGTACGGCCAGCTAAGGCCAGCCGCGCTAGGGTCGTAATACGGTGGGTCTATAGGTGGCAAACCTGGCCCGCCGGGTGGTGTGTCGTAGAATGGCATTATCTGTACCCACGCCTAGAGAAAAAGTCTAAGGCGTCCTGCAGCGCGTTAAGAGCGTATGGCGACATACCGCCTGGGTAAATGGGAAGGCCACGCTGGGCCATTTGGTTAACCAAGCGCACGCCGCCTATACGCGGCAACAGTCCATATTCCGGGCCAAGTAGCGTGCCGAATTTGTTGATTGCGACATGAGGCTGTGACGAGTAAGCGCCCAAGTCACCCGGCAGTACGTCATATTCCAGGCCGGCCACAGGTTCCAGCGCCTTGTTGAAGTACAAGGACAGATTACCTGCCCCGCCACCGTACTCTTCTGGTAATTGGTGTTCAACGCTTACGATACCTGGCCTGCGCTCCAACTCTCCGCCGCCCATAAATTCCAGGATACTGTCAATATAATCACGGGCATTTGACTCCCCGAACTGAGCATAGGGATTGCTACCAGCGAGATGC